AGGAACAGCGGCATATTCACTTCTTGAGATTTGATTCATTTGCAAATCACTTGGCGTACCATTGGTTGTTCTTCTTATAAAAGCATCCAACACATCAATAACAGCCGATGGGTTTGTTGCATCTAAATCATAAGATGTTGTTCCCTGTGTTAAAGCAATCGATGTTTGTGAAATAGTCCATTGATTCAACCCACGGTTAGCCCATTCAGCCAACAATAAATTTAAACTGCGTTTTGCAGTTTTTAAATCGTATGCTGTGCGTAGCTCAAGACCGCATCTTTCAAATGCTTCTTCTATGTATTCAGCTACATCTAGCTCAAAGTTTTTACTTCCTGAAGTTGCCACGCCTAATCCTCGTTGTATAAATTATCGAAAACTCGATTTACATCCAATGTATAGTCTAAATCAGATTTAGAGTAATGTATATGTGCAGAAGGTTTAAAATCAGGTGCATCACTGCCTGTTTCAAACCAAGCAGGGTGTGTAACCCTTACCCTATTATTGGGCAACGCTACAATATTTCCAGTCCACTCACCTGCGTCTAATAACTCTAATACATGACTGCTTTTGTGTTGTGCAGGATCATCAGCTATTTCGCTTTCTGCATAATCTACAGTGAAATAATACTTTGCAGGAAACATCTTACCATCTATCTTTGCAAGCCAAGGGCAGGGTGTTGCTCTATCTATAACATAAACAGAATTATGATGTGATGAACAATCCCATGGTTGTGCATCATGCACTGCCATAGGTTCTGCCCATTCTTCAAATGGTGTGTCTGCAACCAAGGCGGTTATTGGCATTCTTGCCCACATAGCTCCACCGTGTGCTGTATCTTCAGGCTCACCGTCTGCTTCTATGCCAGTGAAGATTAAATGAAATCCTAAGCAACGATTTGGCATAGTAGTAACGCCTATAGCCATAGCGTGCAAAAACTCACCATGATATTGCTCATGGTTATGTGTGTACTCTCTTCTCACCCAACACTTAAAGTGTGGGATATTACTGTATAAATAAGACACTACTTACTTACTTTTCCGCCCTTCTTGTAACCTTTTGTGCTTATTTTTCCGCCTTTTTTGTAGCCTTTAGATTTCATCGCACCGCCTTTTTTCATGCCCTTTGATTTCATCATGCCACCTTTTTTCATGCCTTTGGATTTGACCATACCACCGCTAGCATATCCTTTAGTTTTCTTGTGCATTATTGCTCCTAATTAAAATACTTATTCTATCACTTTTTTCTTTTGGCAAAAGTTTTTACATTGGTTGGTTTGCCACCAACACCTTGTTTCTTTGATCTTTTTCTTGTGACTGCTGATTTGATTTGTGATTTGGTCATTGACCGTGCTTTTGATTTAGGTACACATTTAGGATATTTTCTTTTTGATCCTTTTGCAGATTTTCTTCCGCACTTCTTAAACCCACCACCTTTTTTTGGTGATCCAATGTCTACCCACTCATCCTTGAACCATTTCTTGAGTCCGCCTGATCGCTTAGTCATTAGCCACGCATCTTGGTTTTCTTTCTGCGATCATTCATAACCGCACCACAACCACGAGCTATAAAACTTTTAACGCCTGCACCCTTTTTAACTGTGCCACCATTTGCCATAAAGCCCATCTCGTTGCGTACTTGTTTAGGTAACTTAGGTAACCCCTTGTTGCCTTTGGGTATTGGTTTTAGACTTTTTTCCATAATTCCACCTTTAGCTTTATATTGACCGCCCATTCTTTTGTATTCTTTAACCATCCAAGCATTTGCATAAGCTGATGGATAAACATCAAACTTAGCCTTTGCTTTAGACTTAGCTTTACTATAAAGACTTGGATTTTTTACATTGTCAGGTACTGCCATTTAACATTTCCACCTTCGCCTTGCTTGGCGTATTCTTGAGTTAGGATCATTCCTAGTTTTTGCCGAACTGCGTTTAAGTTGTCCAAGCGATCTAGCACAATAAGACTTACGCCTTTTTGCCGCTTTGCTTCCTTTTTTAACTTTACCAGTTACGGCTGTTTTTAATTTAGAACCGGGGTTAGCTTTTCTGTAAGCCTTAACACCCTTTTTCGTCATGCCTGCACCCTTTTTAGTAGGGCGATAATTAGCTCCCTTACCTTTTGTGGTTTTGGGTATGCTTTTAGCTTTTTTTTTCTTTTTTTCAGCCATATCCAAAAGCGTAGCAATGCCGAAGCATTGCTACTTTAAATATTAACTACCATAGTTTTTGATCAGCGTAAGCACGATAACGTAGGAGTCACCACTGCTTGCACCTGCGGTAGTCAGGTTTATATCACCTGTTTTACCACTGCCCGATGTATTTGCTAGACCGCCAAACTCAGTAAAATCTTCTGAATCTGCATAGTTTGCATTTAAGTCCCAACAAATAGTGTCGGTTGTTGCATCCCATAAGAGTTTTACACTCATCCCAAAGGTCGAATAACAAATTTTTGCAAGACGTACGCCTGTACAAACCTGCCCATTGCTACTTGTATTCAAGCCACTTACATCGATTTTGGTAACTGCTGTTTCGCCTGTACCGTCTGATGTGTTAGTGAGTTGGATTACAGCGAGCCTATCACTATCTACTATAGTTGTTGAAGTTACTGCATCTGCCATAATTAGCTCCTAAAATTAAGCGTCAGCAAATGGTGTTACTATAGTTCCTGATCCTATTAACAATGAATTGTGAACAAGATAAGTAGCTGAATCAATAGCTGTTACTTGTACAACACTTCCAACAATACCACCTTTGGTTGTACCATTTAAAGTCATGACATCATTAGTCGCCGCTGGAACGAAAGCTTTCTTTGTGCTGTCATCAATAGCTATAATTACTGCACCTTTAAACTTATCTGTGCCATCAGTTTTGATGTCAAGATCAGAAGCCAGTGTTTCAATATAGAAAAAGAATGAAGCACCAATGTTGTTAGCTTGGTTTGGGTCTGTAGGATCACTTGGAGTTGTTGCTGAGATAGAAGGCAAAGTAAATTTACCGTCTGCATCGTTACACAACAAGATTTTTCCTGCATGTGCATCTACTGTTAATGTAGTATCTGCGGTTAAAGAAACAGAGTTATTAACCCCTGCTGAAATAAATCCTGCCAATGATTTGACTGGACCTGAAAAAGTTGATTTAGCCATTATTTGCTCCTAACTAAATATGTTGCACCATCTTGGAGTAAGTCTGCCGAATCAGTTGGGGCAACGAGTTACCTCGGTTTAGATAACTATACTCTTTATCAACCAAGGTCTCAAGATTTACTTAGTTAGTTTTTTTATGGCTTCTTCTAGGTGTTTGAAGGCTTCGTAGATGTGACCGTATATTTCTTTGTTCTGATCGTTTTTGATTGAGTCTTGTAAAAATACATGACCAACAGTTTCTAACATGCCTTTGGCTTTGATTAATAGTTCTAGGTAATATCTCATAACAAAATTTTAGCACAAAAAAAGGGAGCCGAAGCTCCCTTTACGGTTCTGAAGAAACTTAAGCTCCTTGTGATCCGAAAACACCACGCCAGTTAGAGACACCGAATGAGTATCTTTCTCTAGCTCTGTATCTGATGTTACCTGTTGAAAATTCAGGTTCCATTGTGGTTTCCATTCCAGTTCTTTGGAACATTTTTAAACCTTCACCATCAGCGTTCACAGATGTCATAATGAAATATGCATCAGGATCGTTTAGATAATGGTTTACTGAGAAACCGTTAGGTACAGAAGACTGATTTCTAATTGAGTTGATGTCATTGTCAGAAGTTCCTACTCTACCCGGAGTATTTAATAGCCTATCAGCTACAAATGTGAGTTGAGGTGGAACAATTAACTTGTCAGGTCTTACTGCAATAGTAAGATTTCTGTCATCAACAAAAGTTGAAATGTCAATTATGTTGTCTTCTAAAGAAGTTTCGTTCAAGTCAGCCATTGTTGTTGCTCTGTTAGCAGCAGTACCACCACCCGCAAGCGGATGAGCAGTAGAAATCAATGTTTGACCATCACCAATAGTGTAATCAGTATCGAACGCATTGTTTAATACATTTGCACCTTTTACTTCTTTAGTGTGTTGCATGGATCGAGCTAAGGCTTTTGTATACCTTCTGCCTAATTGGTCATACAAGTTATCTTCGATTGCTTCTTCAGTTAATGCAAAAGCAAGAGCCACAGTTTCGTGTGTATATCTTGCAGTATAGCCTTCTGAAGCATTATCAAAGTTAACGCCTGCACCCTCTTCCTTGACAGGAGCAGCACCGAATCCAACAACCAATACTTCTTCTTCAAAGGCTCTTTCAGAGTCTTCTACAGAATACAGTTCTTCATACTCGTTGTTGTATTCGTCATATTCTAGCCCAAATAAAGCATTTAGACCCGGTTCTAGTTCTTTCGCAAGTTGCGATCTACTTATAGCCATTTGTCACCTACCTTATGCTAGACCTGCGGATTTTACGCCACAGATATGATTTTGAATTACGCATAATACATTAGTATTAGCACTACCTACATCTTCGTTGTCAGGGTCTTGAGAAATGTCAATAGCCTTCAAAGGAAGAGTTGTTGTTGTCGCACCTGTTGTGACATCTAGTTCTACTCCTGAAATACCTGTATAGGTGCTTCCTGAGTTAGTGTCAACAATATCAAAGTTACCAAACAGATCAGCCACTGGGAAAGTGTCGTCTGCCTGAACTTCAAATACTGTTTCAGGGTCGTCTACGATAAATGCAATTATATCTGAAGCATTAGTGCTTGCAGGATAGTAGTTGCTAAATATCTGCTCGGATGTTGTTGGGTCTGTGTACATACAGCCATTAAAAACTCCTACAACAGGAACGCTACTGCTAGCAGCAGCTCTTTCAACGGTTCCACCTGTGACTTGTTTCACGATGTCGCCTTGAAAGATTGAAGTTCCGTAGTTTGCAGCAATTCTATAACGGCTTTGTCCGCCTGAATAGGGTGAGCCACCCATCATTCTTACAGGTTTCAGACCAAATGAAGCGTCTTTATTCGCCATGTTAGTTACCTACCTTTTTTTTCCAAATGATACATTCGATTTTCTATCGGAAGAATACTTCACATACTTGTTATTGCCTTGAACTTCACTGAACATTGTATTATCAAGAGCTTGGTTCTGTTGAACATTTCTGTTCTTGTAATGCTCGTTCCGTTCTTTGACAGTTTCTGTTGGTATTTTAGCCAATATCAAACCACCTACGCTTATGACACCTGCATGTCTTCCATGTTCGATTGTAGGTAAAGGGAAATCAGGCATTTCGTCTTGTCGGACAAACTCCCATCCTTCTCTCATTCGGGCAGAAACATTGTTCCTGTCCTCTACTCCTACATACTCTGCCCTTATCCAACGGTATTGATAACCATCGGGTGCAGGTGGAGTCTCTAACATCCTTGCAGGTTGCCAAGGCTTTCTTCTAGCATTTTTATCGTGTTGCTCTTCGTCACGAGATGTACGGGTTACATTATCAATCGCATCTAAATCCATTATTTTGCTCCTTCTATTTTCATCATCTCTTTGCCTACACGCTTGAGCCACTCTTCGTTACTCATGCCATAAGGCTTTAAGTTGCTTTTAACAGAAGCATGGTTAGAATTAATCCTAAGTCCGCTTCTCTTCCCTTGTGCTGTTTGACGGCTTCCTGTGGAAGCTGAGGCTACTCTCTGCACAGATGAGTTTGCTTCTTTACTGTCTCTTGGTTTATCCATTTCAGGATAGATCCTCT